GAGCAAAAAGTCTGAGCGGGGGTAAAGCCTAGGGGGTAGGTCTGCGGGCTTACACTGGCGGCGGTCATACAAGGCTGATTCTCGCGGAGTGCTGAACCATGGGAAGACGTGGTCCGAGGCCGATCCCGACGCAACTGAAGATCCTGCGTGGCAATCCAGGCAAGCAGCGGCTCAATGAAGCCGAGCCTGCGCCGCCGGCAGACGGAATCACCATGCCCGGCCACCTGGGCGAGGTCGCGTCAGCAAGGTGGGCCGAACTGCTGCCGATGCTTCAGGCCACGCGAGTGATGACTAGGGCCGATGTCGAGGCGCTCGCTCGCTACTGCGACACGTACGAGTGGTGGCTTGCCGTGCGTGCAAAACTCAAGGCGGAAGGCGACACGTACCCGATCCTGAATGACGGCGGCGAGGTGAAGTACATCGCCCAGCGACCGGAGGTTGCGATCGCCCACAAGTTGGCCCAGCAGCTTCGGCAACTAGAAGCCGACTTCGGGCTCTCGCCAGCCGCCCGCGTCTCGTTGAAGGTGGAGCCGGATGCCAAGCCGCAAAGCACGCTCGAAAAGTTCCGCGCCCTCAAGGCTGCCGGCAAGACGACGGGGTGAGTGGGTCGAGGGGTTCGACTATGACCAGGGCGCGGCTGATCTGGTCGTGCAGTTCTTGGAGTCTGTTTGCTGCCACACAAAAGACTCGCCGACCGCCAGGGCCGGCGAGCCGATGCGGCTTTTGGAGTGGCACAAGCACGACGTGATCGAGCCGCTGTACGGGTGGCGAACGAAGGACAACCTCCGGAGATTCAGACTCGCGTATCTGGAGGTTCCAAAGAAAAACGCGAAGTCAACGCTCCTCTCTTGCCTCTCGATCTGGCATCTCCTCATGGAGGGAGAGGGCGAACTGGGTTGCATCGCGGCAAAGGATCGCAATCAAGCCGCGATCATCTTTGACGAGACGGCCGCGATGGTGAAGCGGTCGCCTGAGTTGGCGGCGTCGCTCGAAGTGGTCGATTCGCGAAAAACAATCGTCTGCCAATCGACCGGCTCATCGATGCGGGTGATCTCACGCGACGCCGGCGCGGCTGAAGGTCCGAGCTACTCGTTCGTCTTCTGCGACGAACTGCACGCGTGGCCCGACAGGCGTCTCTTTGAGGCGCTCCGCTATTCCGGCCGCTCCAGAAAAGAACCGCTGCTCTGCACGATCACGACGGCCGGCGACCGGCGCGACACGATCTGCTGGGAGCAGCACGAGTACGCGGAACAAGTGATCGCAGACCCGAACTACGATCCGCGATTCTACGGGAAGATTTTCGCAGCCAAGACCGACGGCTCCGACGACTACTTCGATCCAGCCGTATGGCGGCGGTGCAACCCCGGCATGGGCATCACCATGACCGAGGAGAGTTTCGCCGCAGACGCCCAGGAGGCGCGCAATAAGCCCACAAAACTCAATGGCTGGCTCAGATATTCCTTGGGAGTGTGGACAGAAAGCACGAATAGGTGGCTTGACCCGGAAAAGTGGGCGGCGTGCTCTGACGGGCCGCGCGAGCCGCTCGCCGGGAAGTCATGCATCATCGGCATGGACTTGTCGAAGTCCACGGACCTTTCGGCCTGCGTCGCCCTGTTCCCGAGCGAGGACGGCACGTTCGATGTGGAGGCGATGTTCTGGGCACCGCGTGACCTCATCATGGAGCGCGAGCGAACAGACCGCCAGCCGTTCCAGCACTGGGTGAATACGGGCTTTATCACCGCGACCAGCGGCAACGTGATAGATCACGCGGTTATCCGCGAATACGTGCTGGAGTACGCCCAGAAGCACAAGGTCGAACGCGTGCTCATGGACATGACCGGGGCCGTGCAGCTTGGGGTGGAACTGCAAGGTGCCGGGCTCTCTGTGGAATCATTTGGGCAAGGTTTCCGCTCGATGAGCAGCCCGACGAAGTTGCTGGAGTCGCTGGTGCTCCAGAAGCGAATCCGGCACGGCGGGAACCCTGTGCTGTCGTGGATGGCCGGCTGCGTCTGCACGGAGATAAACGCGTTCGAGGACGTTCGGCCGGTCAAGAAAAAGAGCACCGGACGCATCGACGGCATCGTGGCCTGCATATTCGCGCTTGGTGGCTGGGAAGCAAACAGCGTCACGAACTCAGCCTCCAACCCTGAAATCTTCTTCATATGAGCCAAAAGCACGAACACCGCATCCTGTGGCTGCCCGGCGAGACTCGCTCGTGGGACGACGACGGCGGTGGCCGCAGTGCGGCTGGCGTGCGGATCGACGCGAGCAACGCCCACACGGTCGCGGCGGTGTTTGCCTGCCTGCGGATTCTCGGCGAGACGGTGGCCAGCCTGCCGCTGCACGTGCTGGAGCGGCTTCCGGAGGGCGGGAAGCGTCAGGCCCGCGAGTTGCCGCTCTACCGGAAACTCCACCTTCAACCGAACGCGTGGCAGACCTCGTTCGAGTGGCGCGAGCAGGCCGTGTTCCACGTCGGCCTGTGGGGAGACGCGTACTCGCTCATCGTGCCCGGCCCTTCGGGATACGCGGACTCGATCGAGCCGCTGCATCCCAGCCGGATGAAGATCGAGCGAATTGAGAACGGCCGTCTGCGGTACAAGTACCGCGAGGACAAGGGCCAGGAGACGATCTACACCGAAGACCAAATTTTGCATATTCGCGGACCAAGCGACGACGGCGTGCACGGCATGAGCATCGTCGAGGAGTGCAAAGACGCGATCGCACTCGCCCGGGCTTGCGAGTTGCACGGGGCACGCTATTTCGCGGCCGGTGCCCGCCCCGGGTTTGTACTTTCGACCGAAGGGCAGTTGAACGCGGAGGCCCGCGAGCAACTCCGCAGCCAGTGGGACCGCCGCCACGGCGGCGTCGGCAATTCTCACAACACGGCCGTGCTGACGGGCGGGCTGCGGCCGTACGAGATTCCGCAGGCGAGCAATTCTGATTCGCAGTTCTTGGAGGCGCGATCGTACCAGTTGGCTGAGATCGCACGCCTCTTCCGCGTGCCGCTCCATCTGCTTGGCGTGACCAACGGCGGCGGCGGCAACGTCGAACACGCCGGGCTCGACTTCCTGCAGCACACGATCTTGGCGTGGTTGCGTCGTTTTGAGAGCGCTTTTATGCGTGACCTCATACTCGACGACTCACGGTTTCAGGTCGAGTTCGACGTGCGTGGCTTGATGCGTGGCGACGCCGCGAGCCGGTCGAGTTACTACCGGGCCATGTGGGACATCGGCGCGCTTTCCACGAACGACATTCTGGAACTTGAAAACCGCAATCCCGTGGAAGGTGGCGACGTTCGCTACAGGCCGCTCAATATGGGCACGCTGGGCGCGCCGCCGAGCGAAGAGGACGTGCTGGCCCAGCAGCAGCCGGGCAGCGGCATCGACGGGCAGGCTGTCGAGGGCGGGCTCGACGCTGCGGCTGGCGAGCCGGTGGCTCCTGCCGAGCCTGCGGCACCGCAAGTTGCCGACGTGTCGCTCAACGGGGCGCAGATCACCGGGTTGATTGCCATCCTCTCCCAGGTGCCCGCCGGGCTTATCACCAAGGAAGGCGCTGCCGCGCTGATCGCCGCGTCGTTCCCGAGCATCAACGCGCAGCAGATCGCCGCGATTCTGGCGGGCGTGAACGAGACGATGCCCGTAGCCGACAATCCGCCACCCGCTCAGGCACAACCTCTGGCCCGCTCGCTGCCAGAGTCGCGAGCCCTGACCATCAGCATCGATTTCGACCGCACGTTCGCCGCCGATCCGCAGTTGTGGGGCGAGTTCGCCCGCAAGTCGGTGGCCGAAGGCAACACGGTCGTGATGATCTCGCGCCGCCCAGAAGAGGACCGGCAGACGGTCACGGAGACCATCGGCGACTACGCGGATGCGTTCTCGCAAGTACTGCTCGTCGGCGGCGACACGCTCAAGGCAGACGCGGCCAAGGCGGCCGGTATCGACGTGGACGTGTGGGTGGATGATTCGCCGCACACAATCACAAACGAGCCACCGCCTGAGCCAAAGAAACGCAGCCGCAAGAAAAAATCTGATGGCTAAGTACGACCACATCGACTTCACGCCACCGAAGGGCGTCCGCGACGAAGCCGCGAAAGGGCTGGCGTGGCGGAGCGAATACGGACGCGGCGGCACGGCGGTCGGCATCGCCCGTGCCCGCGACCTGTCGAACGGCGCAAACATCTCGCCCGAGACGGCTCGCCGGATGAAGGCGTATTTCGACCGTCACGAAATCGACAAGCAGGGCGAAGGATGGAATCCCGGCGAAGACGGATTTCCATCCAACGGTCGCATCGCATGGGCTTTGTGGGGCAGTGACCCCGGCTGGGCTTGGAGCCGCAAACTGGTTGAGCAAATGAACGCCGCAGACGAGGAGGATAGAAGCATCATGGGCAACATTGAACGCCGGTCGCTGATTCTGGATGAGGTCGAATCCGACACGCCGCTACTCGCGGTCGAGACGCGGAGCGAGGAAGGCAGCGAAGAGTCGCGCGAGTGGATCGTCGGCTATGCCGCCAAGTTCGGCGTGTTGTCGCTCGACCTGGGCGATTTCGTGGAGCGGCTGGACCCCGGCGCGTTCGGCATCGTCACCGAGCGGCGTGGCCGCAAGAAGCCGCTGCAGACGCGGGCGCTTTGGAACCACGACGCGAACTTCCCCCTCGCCCGCTATCCCGAGACGCTGCGGCTCACGGTCGATGACGTTGGGCTGCGGTACGAGTTCCCGGTGCCCGATACGACCTACGGCAAAGACATCGCCGCCAACATTCGGGCGGGCATCGTGAAAGGTTCGTCCTTTGCGTTCCAAGTCGCGCCGGGCGGCGATGAGTGGAGCGTCGAGGAAGGCCGCAGCGTGCGGACGATCAAGCGGGTCGATTCGCTGATCGACGTTTCGCCGACCACGTTTCCTGCCTATCCGGATTCGGACGTGGCGGTGGCGAAGCGTTCGTACGATCAGTTTCTCAAGCGGCAGGCGTTCACAGTCGCCGTGCACACGCGGACGCACAGCCGGATCGGCGAAATCAAAGAGTTCCTGAGGCAGCATGGCCGCTAAATCCGGAGACGCTTGCCCGCAGTGCCCGGCGGGGCGGCTGGCCGTTGCCAGCAGCCAGCGGCAGGGCGAATACCAGATTCGGTATCTGCGGTGCCGCACGTGCGGCTGCACGGGCAAGCACGTCCTGCCTGCGGTCGAGGTTCGCCGCGCGAAGGCCGGCTAGTTCCTTTACTGCCCGCGTGCCCGTTTCTGCATGGGTGTGGGCTTGGCTCCATAGCGTGAGGGTATCGGCGGCATCGGTCGCCCTACCCGAATTCAGGAGCCTTCACCGTGGAACAGGTTTCGCAGATCAAGACCCTGCTCGATGAGCTTGCCAAGGTCGTCGCCGAGATGGAAGCGATGACGGAGAGCGACGTGCCCGAAGGTGAAGAGGCCGCGCCGATGACCGAGGAGCAGGAGGCTTCCCTCCGCTCGCTCGAAGAGAAGGCCGACAAGCTCAAAGAGCGGATCGCTTTCTGCGAGCGGATCGCCACCAAGGAGAAGGAACTGCGGAGCGTTTTGGAGCGTGCTGCTCCCGCCAAGGTTGTGATTCCCGAGCCCACGAAGGAGATTGCCGTGGAGAAGCGTGCGTACGCCGTGCCGAAGAGCCACGGCAAGTTGTCTGCCTTCCGTGATGCCGAGACCGCCTACCGCGCTGGCATGCACCTTCGCGGCTACGTGTTCGGTGACGCCGAGGCCCGTCGGTGGTGCGCCGACCACGGCGTCGAGCATCGTGCCCAGGCCGGTGGCATCAACAGCCTCGGCGGCGTGCTGACCAGCCCCGAACTCAGCAATGAGATCATCCGGCTCGTCGAGGAGTACGGTTCGTTTCCGGCGAACGCTCGCCGCGTGACGATGAACACCGACACGCTCGTGATCGCTCGCCGCACCGGTGGCCTTGCCGCCCGTCCGGTTGGCGAGAACGTCGAAGTCACCGCTTCGGATGTGACGTTCGACAACGTGGAGTTGAACGCGAAGATTTGGGGCGTCGCGAACAGGGTGCCCAACAGCCTGCTCGAAGACTCCGTGATCGATCTCGCCGACGCGATGGCGGTCGAAGTGGCCCAGGCATACGCCGAAGCCTTCGACAACGCGGGCTGGGCGGGCGACGGTTCCTCGACCTATCACGGCGTCGAGGGCGTGGCCACGAAGATTCTGCGGGCTCCGTACTCGAAGTCGGTCGTCACCGCGCCCAGCGGCGACAACGTCTTCGCGGAACTGGAACTGAAGAGCTTCACTGACACGATGAGCCGACTCCCGCTGTTTGCGCGTCGTTCGGCGAAGTGGTACATCAGCCCGGCTGGCTACGGTGCCTCGATGCTCCGTCTGATGATGGCGTCGAACGGCAACGACGCGGCTGACGTGGCCGGTGGTGCTGGTCTCCAGTTCCTCGGCTTCCCGGTCGTGCTGGTGCACAGCCTGACCAGCGACCTCACTGGCACCGGCAGCAAGGTGGCGTGCCTCTTCGGCGATCTGTCGCAGGCCGCGACGTTCGGCGAGCGGCGGGCCGTCTCGATCCGCACCGCTTCCGAGCGGTACATCGAGTTCGACCAGACCCTCACCTTCGCCACCACGCGGAACGCGATGGTGGTGCACGACCTCGGCTCGACCACGGTGGCCGGTCCGATCGTCGCGCTCAAGTTCGCCGCCTAGTTCCAACTTTCACAGGAGACCCTGAGACCATGAACCACGTTGCAGCCACCAAGAGCGTTGAGAAGGTCGAGACGAGCGTCGCCTCGTCCGCGACCCACTCGCTCGAAATCGACACGCTGGGCTTTTCCTACGCGTCGATCGACGTTGCCTTCTCGCCGTTCACCAGCGCGAGCGGCCCCTCGACCGCAGCCACGGTGCTGCGTCTGGCGCAGTCAGACGTTGCGGGCAGCGGGCAGGCCAACATCACCGGGATGGTCGGCGGCAGCGACTTCACCGTCGCGGCTGGCGTGACCGCGACGGGCGGCGTGGGTTACGCCCACCGCTTCGACGTTGACCTTCGCGGCAAGAAGCGCTACCTGACCGTGTATGCCACGCCGTCCAGCACGTGCGGCGTCGTGACGGTCTGCCGCCTGTCGAAGGGCGAGCAAGGCCCGGTCGATGCGACCGGCAAGGGTGTGACCACGCAGGCCGTCGGCTAAGTCTTGACGGGTGCAGCAAAGTAGACGGCGGGGCAGGCGAACGCCTCCCCGCCGTTTTCTTTTGTGGAGGCACCATGCTCGTTCAAGTCGGAGACACGAGAGTCGATGTCCGCGCGGAGGCCATCCTTTCCGGCCCGCGATTTGGCCCGCTCATCAACGCGTTCGGGTTCATCGAGGCGATGATGCCGCTGCACATTCGGCCGACACTTGGCCAAGGTGCATTCTGGAGTCAGGTCGTCACGAGAATGCTCGAACAGTTCCAAGACACGACGGAGTTCATCGTCACCTTGGACATGGACAGCTTCATCAGTAAGGAGTCGCTCGAACACCTGTTCGCTCTCGCGCTCACGTTCCAATGCGATGCGCTGGCTCCGCTCCAGACGAAGCGTGAGGACGGGAGGCCGATGCTCACGCTCCTCGACACGCTTGACAATCCGCCAGAAGGCGGCGTGACCAGCGTGCCGATCGAGTGGTTCGGCCACGCCGTGCAGCAAGTGGACACGGCTCACTTCGGCTGCACGATCATTTCGACGCGGGCGCTTAAGCGGATGAAAAAGCCTTGGTTCCACGAACAGCCCGATCCGAACGGTTCATGGCATGACGGCAGGACAGATGCTGATATCGCATTCTGGAAAACGTGGAAGGCCAGCGGCAACCGGCTCTACGTGACGCCTCGCGTCGTGATCGGCCACGGCGAATACGTGATCACGTGGCCCGGCAAGAACCTAGGCGGCCCGGTGTTCCAGTACACCACCGATTGGCAGGAGACGAAGAAGCCGCCGGAAACTGCATGGAGCGTGCCGCAGCCATGAAAATACGGATGACCAAGAGTTTCGGAGCGTACCGCCCCGGCGACGTGGTCGAGATGCCGACAGCCCCGGCGACGCGGCTGATCTCCGACGGATACGCGGTCGAAGAGCGGCAACGGAATCTGATCGAAACGGCCAGCGTCGAAGAGCGATCCGAAACGGCTGACGTGAACCCTCGGAGGAAGTCGTGAGATACCGGTCGCTGAAACGCACGTCGTCGCCCGCCGTCGAGCCCGTCACTCTCAGCGAGGCGAAGGCACACTGCCGCGTGGACATCTCGACCGACGACTCGCTGATCGAGGGTTACATTCGCACGGCGCGGGAACTCGTCGAGGACTACCTCGACCGCAGCCTTGTCACACAGCAGTACGTGATGCGGCTGGATTCGTTTCCGCCGGAAATCGAACTGCCACGCCCGCCGATGGCGTCGGCTGGCACGGCGACCGCCGTCACCGTCACCTACACGATCGCGGACGGCTCGACCGCCACGCTGTCCACGAGCGAGTACCGTGTTGACCGCGACGCCACGCCGGGCCGCGTCCGCACGCTCTACAACGGCTCGTGGCCCAGCCACCTTCTCGACGCCAACTCCGTCTCGGTGTTGTGGTGGGCGGGCTACGGAGCCGCCGCCGACGTGCCGCAGCGGATCAAGAGCGCGATGCTCATGACGATCCTCGAACTCTATGACAAGCGGGGCGACGCACAGATTCCGCCAGGAGCGAAGGCGCTGCTCGATAGCGTGTCGTGGGGGTCATACACATGAGTCTCTCCGCTGAAATCCTCTGCCGGATCGTCGGCATCGAGACCGACACGGCCGACATCGCCGTGAATACCCGCGTCACGAAGGCGGAGCATTTCCTGGCGTTGAGCGACGGCACGGCCGCGAACCAAGCCCAGGTGATCTACAGCGACTCGCGGACTTCCGGCGGCACCGACACGCTGCAGCTCTCGTCGCTCTCCGACACCCGCGACGGCGCGAGCGTCACGATCGCCTTCACGGCCATCAAGGCGCTCTACGTGGAGAACACGCACGGCACGAACACGATCGCCCTGACGGGTGCCTACACCGGCAGCGTGCCGCCGGGCGGCGTGTACCTCTCGACCAATCCGACGGCGGCGGGCACGACGGCCAATTCGCTGTTTCTGACCTCGACGGCCGGAACGACCTACAAGGTCGTGATCGTTGGCGAGGGGAGCATCGTATGATCCGTGCCGGTGAACTCCGCGAGCGGGTCGCGGTGATGGCCTACCGCGAGACGAAGAACCAGATGGGCGAAATGGTGCCCGTCTACGATCAGACGTTCGCCACCGTCTGGGCCAGCGTCGAAGGTGTGACCGCCCGCGAACTGCTTCTGGCTGGGCAGCAGCAGACCGAGATTTCGCACCGCGTCCGAATGCGGTATCTGCCGGGCCTGACCCAGCAGATGCGGATCGTCTGGCGGGATCGCACGCTGGAAATCATCTCGGTGCTGGAGCATGAAAACCGCAGCATCCACGAGTTGATCTGCCAGGAGACGACCTAGATGGCAGTTGCCGGTGCACAAATCACTGTGGAGTTTCCCGAGTTGGAAAAACTGCGGGAGGGCATTCGCAGCCTGGGCGACAAGGCCGCCGCTGCGGAGTTGCTGGGTGACGCTCTCTACAAGGCCGTCTATCCGGCGTTTCTCCGGCTGGGCGAGGTGACGCCGATCGGCCCGACGCGGAACCTCCGCCGGGCGGCCTCGATCAAGGTGAAGACTTATCCGCGCAACGGCGGAGCCGTCGCACTGATTGGCTACCAGCGGGCCGGTGCCGGAGCGTCGCGGAGCGCGCAGGGCGGCACGGTCGAGGCCGGGCCAGACCGGGCGTTTCACCAATG